CACGTCGTCGAAAACTTAACGCGCGCGCAAGAGGGAGAACTGCGCAGAGGAGGCCAATTGCTTGACCGCAGAGAAGCACATCTGCGACAGCAAAATGCTTTAAGGAATACAAAAGATTCCGACCTGAATGTGGAGGGGCTCTATAAAGAGCTTCGTAGCGCAGTCACTGACCAGGCGCACAAACTCAAAGACAACGAGCGCAAGGCCAACCAGGTCAGCGCAAAACACGCCGCTTCCTGGAAAGAAGACGTGCGATTTAAAAAGCAGAAGGTCTACCAACATAGGGCTTCAATCCCGGCAGAGGAGTATTTTGCTTTTGCCACTTCCAGGCCGGGCTGCTGGGAAGACGAGGAGTTCACAAAAGATTACCTCAAGCGAAACCCACACCTAGTAAGCAATAAGTAATGGCGCAGACTGAAACCTACTCGAATCTTCTTTCGCTCATTGAGAGCTATCATGGAGCCACCCTTATTGCTCTGGAGAAGACGAGAGTGAAGCACCTGGTCAATGCCAGGGCGCGTTCAGCTTACAGGGAGTCCGATCTCTGGGATCAATTCCTGGTCACAGAAGACCGAGTCGTCAATGACTCAGACTCATCAAGAGTATTTGCCCCGTTCCAGGGCACCACGTCTGCCACGGCTAGCGTCACCAACGTAAAAGCAGGTGACATCGATACTGTGTTGCGGGCGCACAAGGAGACAAACACATCCCAAAACAGCTCAAGGGAATACGAGGTATTTATGGGCCGGGAAGGAGCAGAACTAGTGGGTTATTCAACTGTTTACGGTCAGGCAACCGGCCTAACCGGATTCACGGGCTCAAATCCCAATTTCACTGTCCTTACAGAAGCAAAGAGAGATGCAATAGTGGGAGGAACGATGCAAATAACGGGCATAATAACTTCTGATGGATCAGCCACAGATGCGCTCGTAAATGCAAACCACACGATAACAGGCGTCACGTATCTCACTGACTCTCAGACGTATGTAAGTTTTGCGCTAAATACAAATATTAGTGGGTTTAACATTTCTGCTGCGGAAATCAAATTCCCGACAGTTCACCTGGCGTATAAGAAACAGCTTAACGTCACCTACGGAGACGGAGCAGGGGAGCAGGCTAGCATACCCCTAGAATGGAAAGATTACATAGCCCTGGGCGTTTATGCCGACATGCTGGCTAGCGATGGTTTCCACGACAAGTCCCTGGCATGGGAAGGACGAGCAAACAAAGCTCTGCAGAGAGAGCTCGAGCGGATAGACCGCAACAGAGCGCACCAATTCATTAACCATCGGGTCAGGACGCACGGTAGCGACCAGGCTCGGCAATCGTCACACTATTAACATGCCCTACGGAAGTAAAAGCAAAGCGTCAGCTCTAAGCGGACTGTTTCAGCCGCAGGCAGCGACAGGCAAAAAGAAAAAGAAGGCAAAAGTCAGAAAGAAGCCTCAGCGCACTAGCTATTAGCCAGCCGCCTCTAATGCCTGATTCTAACAAAAAAAGCAGTCGGTTGCTTGATGAGGGAGATTTGGGGGAAATTCTTTTGGGCGCCGCGACGACAGGAGAGCTCCTTGGAGAACGCCTTGACGCATACGAGGCAGCAAGAAGGCAGAGTCCTCGTTTGCCGACCACAGGGAGACCGCCTAGCAGAATAGCTGCAATTGATCGCTCGGCAGGGAAAGCAGCCAGAAAACTTCTTACAAAATTTAGCCCTTTTGAAATTCTGCTTAGCGGCGCGGAAGTAGCTTCTTTGGCGTCTCCTAAAGTTAGAAAAGACGCTATTGAAAGTGTTGAAAAGATGGCTACCAGTTTACCTGGAGACCGGTTTTTAAAAGGCTTTGCAGATCCAGCAAAAACAGCCTACGGAATAAGCAGTGCATTGGCTAATTTGTTTGACACTACAATGAGCGCTGCGGAAAGGAGGCGCAAGATGGAGGCTGAGCTTTTAAGACGAAAAAGAGCAAAAGCCGCAGCCCAGGCGCCTGCAAAAGCACCATTTCTAGATCCTAGCAGAAGCGCTCCTTTGCCGACGGCAGCGCTTACAGGACCGACTCCTGAAATGATGCGAATTCTCCAGGAAGAAGTGCGAAAAAGGCAGAGCGCGGCAGCTGGCTTGTCTAAATAGTTCAGACAGGCCGTGACAAATTAGGTCATGGCCACAAACACAGCCTACAGCCTTACTGGCGGAAACGGCTCTACCTATGTCACAGACACGTCTCCGGTTACCGGGGACTTCATGGCAATCCAGGCGGTCGGTGACGCTGCCGCAGTGATTAGCAATACTTACACCACTGGAAACATTTCGGGTTTTTCCACCGATATGACGTTGGCTGCCGGACAGACAATCTATGGCCGCTTCAGCACGGTCGCATTGGCTAGCGGAAAGGTTCTTCTCTACAATAAGTAGCCTGAATGCCTCCTCTCGACAGTCCTGTTCTATTTGACGGTGACAGCGGCTTCCGAGCTCTGGTTACCCGTTCACGACCTTCCCAGCTGAAGCCTGGAGAAGTTGCTGTGAGCAAGAACATGCGGTTTGAGGAATCAGGGACGGCTAAAGTAAGAGAAGGATACGATAACGTCTCAGGTGTAATTTTAAGCCAGGACGTTTTTCCGTTTTTAGTCTCTGAAACAGGCACTGCGGCAATTGTTTTAATTGGAACAGTTTCTTCCTGCACGGCTTCAGCAGCTGGGACGACTGTCACAGTGATTTGTCCTACAGCTCATGGAATCCCGGCAACCGGGGGCATGGTCAACCTGGCGTCGTTTACAGGTGGCACGGGGAACTTCCTGGGGAATCGCAAAGCGACCTATGTGACCTCAAATAAATTCTCAGTGCAGGTGGCCGGGATTAGCGGAAGCTGGACTGGCGGAGTTGTGGGCGCAGCTAAATTGACCGGCGGATCCCAGGCTATTTACGGAGCATGTCGATTCACTAATCCAAACTCGAACAACGATGAATACATCATCATCGCAGACAACGAGAACGCTACGGCAATCAAGCTTTCAGATTTCAGTGCGACCACGATTTCTTATCCAGGAGAGACGGTCACTGGAGACGCCCATCTCCAGCAAGAGTTTGACGTAGTAATGCTGCGCCAGGACGGCAAGACTCCTTACCAGTTTGACCCTGATGACTCAGTTTATGGGTTTGGCGGATCTGACTCCAGCGCTCCTGCGTTCCGGAAGGTCAGCAGTGGTAATTACACTCAGCCCCTGGAGCTAAGCGCGGCACCTACAATTTCTACTTCTGGAGTAACTGCCGGAAAAGTAAGTTTTGGAGTATCCAGTCACGATCTGACGACTGGGCAAGAAATCGAGATAATCGACAAAGGAGATACGAATCTGACAAACGGAGACAAATACATCGTCACCGTGGACGACGCCAATAACTTTCATTTTTTTGCAAACATAGACGCTACAGGAAGTGGTAGCGGAACTACTAAAGTTCGCGCGCGCGTGAGCCTGGGAGGTGGATTCCAGCACCATCCCGCATCTGCCTGGGGGACGTATCACAACCGGAGAGTCTGGGTTCCATATACGCACACCTCAGCGGGTAGTCCTGCTCGTCGCAGTCCAGCAATTTACGACGAACTAATTGCGAGCGACATCCTTTCCAATGACACTTTTGACACGATCTACAACCAGTTCCGCCTCAGTGGAGGCACGGCTGATTACATTGTGGGCGCCCAGGCTTATGACGACGACCGCCTGATTGTATTTAACAGGAACAGCATTCATCAGCTACTTGGCACAAGCGGAAGCCTGGCGGACGTGCGAGTTCACCTGCTTACCAACGAAATGGGCTGCCTTGCTCGTCGCAGTATTGTCTACCACGCCGGCAACTTACTTTTCCTTTCGGATAACGGAGTAATGGGAGTGACCTTTGCTGACAATCTTAACCTGCGAGGACTGGATAAGCCTTTATCCGAGTCAATCGATTCAGAGATCAAGCGGATCAACCGGGCACACGCAGACAAGGCCGTGGCCTGCATTCACGATAACAAGCTCTGGTTGGCTGTCCCGACT